CCACTTGTCATTTAAACAGAATAATTAGTATAATAGTAATAATTTTATTTAGTATACTAACATTAGTAATTTGTAATAAATTTGGAAAAGTTATAAAAATTGAAAGTTATAAAAAATAAAAATTAAATTTTTATAACTTTATGAAGAAAAATTTAATAATTGGAGAAATTTATTTAAGTCCGTCTGAGTTAAATGAAAATTTTTATGAAATTATTAAAAAAAAAACTGTTACCAAATATGAAAAAATTAGTTTTGAGACAATTGGTTATATAACTGAGGTCTTATTTCCGATTACCATTCACGATTCGGTAATTAAAAGTGATTATATTAAAATAAATATAAGTTTTTATGCAATAGTTTTCCAACCAGGAAAGGGTGTTAAATTAACCGCAGAAATTCAAGTTATTTTCAATCATGGAATTTTTTGCTTTTTTGAAAATTTGAAAATTTTAATTCCGACAAATACTTTGAAAAATTTTAGATTAGAAGGGAATAAATTACATTCAATTGAAAAAAAAGAAAAAATTTTATGCACTGGGGATAAAATTGAAGTTAAACTGACAGAATATAGGTATGAAAAAAAACAGTTTAGTTGTATTGGAATTTTAATTGATAGTTAAAAGAAAAAACTTTATTAAATAAAATATGAATGAATTTCAATTGCAAGTTACATTTAAGAACCAAGTGGTAAAATTTGTTGATGAGTTGATTGAACAATTTACAAATATTCCCGAATTTGTTTTAATTCGAATATTTGTAAAAGATAAAATTCCGATTGATATGGTAATTGGAAGATTTATTAAAGAAGTCCTTCCATTTAGAAACGAAATTTTTGATAAAGAAGAAAAATTCTTTTTAGAAAACGATGCCATTTATAATAGTTTAGGGGGTTACAAAGAAGAATACGTAAAAGCAATAAAAGATTTATGGACTTCTGATACATTAGACGAAGAAAATCGAGAAGTTATCTGGCAATGGATTCATGTTCTTGTAAGATTAGCGGAAAAATACAAAACAAATTTCGGAAGTCCTCCCGGATGGGAATAAAACAATTTATATAATTTGATTATCCAAATTATATAAATTAATATAAAATTTTTTATAGAACCGGGAAACCTAAAGCACCACCTGAAATTCTAACAATATTATTATTTACAGCAGTTAGAACAAAGGCGTATTTCTGCGCCGAACTGTAAACAGGCAATCTTTCTGCAACTGCAGGATCGCCTGTGTACAACCCCGAAGCAACATTGCCCATACTTACTGCATCGTCGGAAGGAGTCGAAGTAAGAGTCACATTGGTTAGTTTTCCAAAGTTAGTGGATCCCATCGGGTCCAAGCAAATGAAATCCAATGAATATGAATACATATGATAGCCGACACTAGCACACCCATTTCCGGTGGTTAAGACAGCTTCAGCACCAACATTCTTGGCCAAAGCACTTGTTGCCATTTGCTGACGAGGGCCGTTCGACGAAGTTAACTGCGGTGTAACAACATATGATTGCGAGGTTACGGAAGCATTGGCAATTCCATTTCCAACACCTTGACCACAAGAATTTTCCGCCATTGGAATGGTGGGAGCGTGGTAGAAAGGTTGGACGGATGAGAAATAATCATTGCTCATTTGACTTAAGCGATTGGTACCTTCGTAACTTAGTGAAACGAAACCCATCGGATCTAACATACCATGTGGAACATTGCAGGGAATATTTACAGGAGCGGTCGCGTTATACGAATTTAATTTGGCCGCATCACAAACAGTTGCGTACGCGGGAATTTCTTCATCCCCGGTTCCTAATGGGAAAGCAATAAATGGGGAACGTGTTGTGTAATTGGACCAGAATGTGGGACACGATTCATTTCTTACGGCAAAGAATAATGCTTTGATGGAATGTGCAAAACGAATATCAAATACATTATTGGTATCAATATTGGTTGTCTTAAAAGTGGAATAAGGAGATGTTTGAACTTGCTCGATTAAGATATCTCTGGGAGCACATGCCATTCTTTTACGTTCATCGTTAGAAACAATAGCATAATTCGCCCATACCTGGGCTGACCTTAGCTGAGGACCCTTGCCATTTAGGAAATCAGTCGCAGTTGCCGCCACACATTCAGTAGTTCCTAAACTGGAACTGGAAAAGGTCTTTATATTGAATCTCGTAATTAAATCCGACCAATCTCGGAATGAAAAATTAATTCGCATTTCATTATAAGGAAGGGCCGCTGTGGGTAGAGCAACACCAGAATCTCTAGAGAAGAAAAATGGAAGAGGTAAGTAGAATCTGCCACCGTATAATGTACTTCCGACGACCATATTTGCAGGTAATTGAACGGGGCCAGAATTTCCAATCATCGTATTATAAATACCCGCTTTTTCAGCAGGTACGGTGAAAGCGGACCAGAAATCTAGATGGAAACTATCAAAACGAGCAGCCACCAGATCATTAAAAGTTACACAGCATTCCGCAACAAGGTTGTGTAACAGATTTGGCGTCCATTTAAGAAGCGCTAGCGAAATCCCATCTTCAGCTTTAGCAACACTAACATCACCGATTTCAACGGCAAGCCATGTATCAGTGAGATAATCACCAGCGCGTGAAATGTTAACAGACCATTCTTGACCCCATCCGCATTGACCACTAGCACGCGTTAAAACGACGGGAACTTGAGTAAACCAGGTTGATTTCTTAGTTTCGCGAACGAAATAGGAAGTGGCGTATTTTCCGCCGTATAAATATTTTTCAATTTCATCAAAAGTAGCAAGATCGATAAATCCAGCCGTTACATTTGAACTACATATATTTCCTGACATGATTGTTTTTTAATATTACAAGATATTTTTAAATCAAAAAATTTTATTAATAATAGCAATTTTGCTCCTAAAATTTTTTGACAATTTATTTTTCTGAAATCAAATTCCCTTCCTACGATTAAATTTATAACACTGGGAAACCAAGAGCACCACCCGAATAACGAACGATATTATTAGCAACTGAGCTACAAACAAACTGATAAGTCTGAATAGTATTATTTCCGTCTGTAGAATTACCTCTGGCCATTGGCTGGTACCATCCCTCGTTGTGAGACGCAACAGCGGCATCCGAAAATACAAGATTCAAACTGACATTTGTTAATTTGCCATAATTGGTTGAACCCATTGGATCCAGACACAAAAAGTCTAACGAATATGAGTACATATGAAGACCGACTCGGCTTGCCCCGCCAGTGCTTAAAGAATCTTTAGTAACAGAACTTAATGGAGACCAAATGTTTCCAGCATTGGGAGCCGCACCACCATGGTAATAAGGTTGAACTTGACCATAATAATCCAATCCACCCATATTCGCAAGACGTGCAGTATTTTCATAAAGAAGAGAAGCCGCGGCAACTGGATCATGATCCACTGCGTACAAGTAACTGCGATTGCATTGTTTTAAGAGAGTGGGAGGGAGAACTTGAGAACGTCCATTGTTGTAACTAAAACCTTCTCCAGGTACCTGTCCTGAATATCCAACAAGGGGATCGGAGGGGACCGCCCGTGATCCATAATCAACATTTGCGGGACCAGTGCCGTAATGTGACCATAATGTTTTACAAGTTGTATTTCTTACGGCAAAGAATAAGGCTTTTACTGCATGTGAGAAACGTAAATCATAAGAAACATTACCACCAACAACATCCGGGATATAATCTTGAGCTGGGAATTTATATGGTTGTTCAATAAGAACATCTCTTGGGCCACATCCCATGCGTTTTCTTTCATCGTTCGATACAATCGCATAATTTGCCCATAAATTAGAATTAATTAAAGAACGAGCCGATGAATTCGTCTGTCCGTTAACTTCAATTACACAATTTGCATTATTTAAATTTTTACATAAAACCTGTGAGGTTGCGGCGCCCGGGGCTCCGTCGAATTCAAAAACAGTTACTAAATCTTCCATTGGAGCTAAGCAAAGATTAATCTTTAGATCATTATAAGGAAGAGCCGCCGTGGGAAGAGAGACCCCTGAATCTCTTGAAAAGAAGAAAGGTAATGGTAAGTTAAGACTCTGCTGGGGTATAAAAACCTGGGGTGTTGTTAACGCGGTTTGATTTCCGATCATAAAATTATAACCCGCGGCTTTAGATTTTGGAACGGTAAACGCGGCCCAGAAATCTAAGAAATAATTATCAAAACGATTAACAACAAGGTCATTGGCAGTAACGGTTGCTTCACGGATCAAATTATGCATAAGGTTTGGGGTCCACATGGCAACACATGAGACAGAAACGGCAGAACTAAAAGCAACCGAGATACTTGGAAGTGTAACACGTAACCAGGTGTTTAAAAGATAATCTCCAGCGCGGGAAATTGTAAAGGAAGCTTCTTTTCCGAAATCTACAGCCCCGTTACATTTTTGTAAGCATACTGGCACTTGGGTGAACCAGGTAGATTTCTTGGTCTCGCGAACAAAATACGCGCATGATTTCAAACCCCCGTAAAGATATTTTTCAATTTCATCGTACGTAGCAAGATCGATAAATCCTGACGTTACATTGGATGTACATATAGTTCCTGACATGATGTTTTTTTAATATTACAAGATATTTTTAAATCAAAAAATTTTATTAATAATAGCAATTTTGCTCCTAAAATTTTTTGACAATTTGAGAATTTTTATTATAACCAAAAACTTTGTTTATAGAACTGGGAATCCTAATGCACCACCCGACACGCGGATAATGTTATTATTTACTCCAAGAACCATAAACTGGAATTTCTGCGCACATCCACCGTCAGCTACAGACGCCGCCGAATTTACAGCAGCCGCCGAATGTGCAACATTCATACTCACATTCGTAAGTTTTCCAAAGTTGGTTGAACCCATGGGATCTAAGCAAATAAAATCAAGGGAATATGAATACATGTGATAACCAGCCGATTGTGCACCAGAAACACTCAACGGAGCACCATAATCATTACTAGGAGCTGTTGGAGCATCATAGAAAGCATCAACTAAGCTAAAATAGTCGTTAACCATACTCGCTAAACGGTAAGTGTTTTCGTACAGTAAAGAAACACGCCCAACCGGATCAAGATATTTACAATTCGTGTTATCCAAACCCGCACTTAGACCATTGTAACCATCATTTTGATAGGAATTTGGACCCTGATAAACAACACTTGGGGCGAAATTGCTGTTTACACCCGAAGTTCCATCAACGGATGCTAATTCATAATCCCCGATTTCTTGTTGTTTTACTTCCACAACAGCAGGTGGAAGAGCTAAACCACCATTGAGATTCGGTAAACTGTTCTTTTGTAATACTTCTAATCGCGTTGCTGATTCATTTCGGACATAAGTATTTGACATTGAAGAATAATTTGAACCCTGTTGAGGGCATGTAATATTACGAGCTCCAAATAATAATAATTTAATTGCATGGGAGAAACGAACATCATACTGCGATGTTCCATTCGCGACCGGGTTATAGTCACGAACAGGGGCCGTTTGAACTTGTTCAATTAAGATATCTCTAGGAGCACAAGCCATTCTCTTACGTTCGTCATTTGAAACGATGGCATAATTGGCCCATACCTGGGCGTTTTTAATTCCCTGGACAATACAATCAGGAGCCAAGACATTGTCGGAACTAGTTAATTCGTTAAAAGTGGTTGCATTTGAAACTGCACTTAAAGGCGTGCAAACCATTTCCGAACTTCCATTTCCTGTTGGTGTAGGCACGAAGGTACCCAATATGTTCTCCATGCTATTAAATGTAAGTGAAATACGAATATCATTATAGGGAAGTGCAGCTGTTGGCAGGGCTACCCCACTATCACGGGAATAGAAAAATGGAAGTGGTAAATTTAATGTTCTTGACGGAAGATATGCACTCGGAACGGTAAGTTCGGAAATATTACCAATCATGGAATTATAAGCGGATTTTTTTGAACCGGGGACCGTAAAAGCAGTCCAGAAATCTAAAAAGTACTTATCAAAACGCGCCGCGACGAGATCGTTAAAGGTAATACACGCTTCAACTATCAAGTTATGCATTAAATTATTTGTCCAGGCAAACAGTAAACCACCTGAAATAACTGCACCCGTTTGGTCCGACCCAGCGCTTAACGAACTAATAACCGGAGTTGTCAAACGAAGCCAGGTGTCAAGAAGGTAATCTCCTGCCCGTGAAACAGAGACTGAAAATTCTTCACCAAAATCAGGGCATCCACTGCTTCGTTGCAATACAACGGGGATTTGTGTGAACCAGGTGGATTTTCGAGTTTCTCTTACAAAATATGAAGTGGACTTAAGACCACCGTACAGACTTTTTTCAAGTTCGTCATAAGTGGCTAGGTCGATAAAACCTGAAGTTATATTTTGTCCATTTAAAACTGAACAAGACGATTGCGATTGTACACTCATTGTTTTTTTTAATACATCAAGATATTTTTAAATCAAAAAATTTTATGAATATAGCAATTCGCTCCTAATTTTTTTTCCAAAAACCAAAAACCTTTTTAAACAGTTTTTTGTTTTTGTAAAATAAGAATGGAATGTGATATTTTGCAAATAAATGATAAAATTCTTGAGTATTTTGAAAATCGGGATTCTAACCTTGAAATTTACACAAAAAAGTTAGAAAATCTTAAGAAAATCTTAAAAACCGGTAATGTTTCGATTAATACTCAAAGTAGATTGAAAAATGAATGTGTAAATCTTGAAGAATTAATTGATGATATTTCCAAAAACCGTTCATATAATTTTTATATTATGGAAAGTTCTAAATTCATTTCAGATTACAAAATTCATCTTAAAAATCCCGTCGAGTTGAGTTTTATGGGGAAAAAAAAGACTTCCGATTCATTTTCCCAAAAGAATGCAATTATTTCTCAATATTTAAAAATCGCAAAAAAATATACTGAATTCGTTCCTCTTGACTTTAATAAATTTGTTGTTAAAAAAACTGAAACTTATTCTATTCCTAAAATTATATGCGAAAATTGTCAAAGTAAAAAATTTGATATCGTGGATTCCAATTATATTTGCACAAAATGCGGTGGAATTTTTGAAATGTTACACCATTTCTCTTCATACAAAGATACAGAACGTGTAAATATTACAACCAAATACACATATGATCCGAAAATTCATTTCCGCGATTGTATAAACCAATTCCAGGGAAAACAAAACGCAACTGTTGACGCTCAAATTTATAAAAATTTAATCGAACAATTTGACCTACACCGCCTTTTAATTGGAACGCCGAAAACTCCAAAAGAAGAACGTTTTAAGAAAATTACAAAAGATCATATTTATCTATTTCTCAAGGACACCGGCAACTCTAAGCACTATGAGGACCTTACATTGATACATTATAACCTTACTGGGGTAAAGCCTGACGATATTAGCCAATTGGAGCCGAGTTTAATGCAAGACTTTGATATCTTAACAAATTTATATGATCAAATTTATAGAAAGGATAGAAAAATTGAAAGGAAAAATTTCATAAATACGCAATACGTACTTTTCCAACTTTTACGAAGGCATAAATATCCTTGTCGAAAAGAAGATTTCAATATATTAAAAACCACGGATCGACAATCATTTCATGATGATATTTGTAAAACTTTATTTGAGAAACTTGGCTGGAATTTTACAGCGATTTTTTAAAATTTTTATATTTTGTAGTAATAAATATATAAATAAATTATGGAGCACACTTGTAAAACGAAAATATCATGTTCCCAAGGTGTATGTGAATATATTGCCGATGAAAAAACAACCGATAAATGTTGTCCAGAAACAGCTTTCAAAGATGATCAATCATGTCAGAACGATTCCAACCAAGAAAAATGCATTCTAGAATGTCAGGAGCCACCTCATCAACCCCAGCCTTCGCCACCGTCACCTCCGACACAAAATTCCCATCATAAGGTTGCTGTTCATGAGAACAAAGTTGTGGTTGAAAATACAGATGGAAGTAATCAAAAAACTTTGGTTTCGGTAACTCCAAGTTCTGTAATGTTAAATACATCAGGGGTATCAGGAGATGCAAATTCAGTAACTCCGGTTAATTTGTCCCATTTACTGAGATCAAATGGATGGGGAACCGCGTCGGATTTCCCATCATCTCAAATCCCGGTTAAATTTTGCGATTCCTCTTGTAAATGCAAAGTTGGACAATGCGGGGATTCTATGCTTTTAGTTGGTTTATCCGTTGGAGTTCCATTATTATTAGTAATTATTGGAATGGCGATCGGAATGAGGAGAGGTAAAAATGGAAAAGGGAAAAAGTAAAAAGTTTAAAAATAAAAAATTTAAAGTAAATATGTATGAAGAAAATTGTGGAATTTGTTTTGAAAAAATAGATAATAAAGATGATTCAGTTGAATGGAAATATCTTCCTTGTAAACATCGAATTTGCGTAATTTGTTTCGAAAAATTAGCTTCCATGATTTGCCCATTTTGTCGCCAAGCAATTTTAGAAAAAAATAATTTTGGTGTGTTCACAGAAAACCGTGAAATTAGACGAATCAGTCGAGAGGCAAGTTCTCCGTCAATTCATATTGACGTAAATAATGATTTTGGTTTTTATCAATATATGTGCTTGGTCTGTATGGTTTTTTTAGGAACTGGATTTATAGGTGGGTTAATTTTAATTATTTTAATTTAAAAATGAAATTAAAATAATAATTTAAAAATCTATTATTAAAAATGTCAACAGAATTATTGCTGCAAGAAGATAATACACGATTCGTTTTATTTCCGATTAAATATCCTGAAATTTGGAAAGCGTATGAAATCCACAAAAGTGCTTTTTGGACCGCGCAGGAAATTGATTATCCGGCTGACCTAAACGATTGGGGAAAATTGACGGACGATGAAAGATATTTTATTGAAAATATTTTAGGATTTTTTGCCGGAAGTGACGGAATCGTTTTGGAAAATTTAATTTCAAATTTTTGCAGTGAAATTCAAATTCCTGAAGTTAGATGTTTTTATAGTTTCCAAGGAATGATTGAAAATATTCATTCCGAAGTTTATTCATTGCTAATCGATACGTTTATTAAAGATAAAACAAAGAAAAATAAGTTATTTAACGCCATTGATACCATTCCATGTGTTAAACAAAAGGCGGTATGGGCGATTAAATGGATGGATACTAAAAAATCTCCTTTTGCCCAGAGATTAATTGCTTTTGCAATTGTAGAAGGTTTATTTTTTAGCGGAAGTTTTTGTGCGATTTTTTGGTTAAAAAATCGTGGAATTATGACGAAAGCTCTTGGAACGAGTAATGAATTAATTTCAAGAGATGAAGGAATGCATACGGATTTTGCTATTCTTCTCTATGGATATATTTCAAAAAAAATTGATAAAAAAGTAGTTCAAGAAATGTTCAAAGAGGCAGTTAAAATTGAAACAAATTTTATCACTGAATCGTTACCATGTAAATTAATTGGAATGAATAGTGAATTAATGATTCAATATATTAAATTTGTCGCTGATAGGCTACTGACACAACTTGGATATGAAAAATTATATAATTCAACGAATCCGTTTCCATTTATGGACACTCTCGGACTTGATGGAAAAACTAATTTTTTTGAAAAACGTGTCACCGAATATCAATTAGCCTCGCAAGTATCTTCAAAGGAAAATCGAACCGAAATTATTCTTGTGGAAGATTTTTAGGAAGATGTTTCATTATCGTCCTTGAATAAATCTGGAAGTGTGGTTGAATATTCTTGTAATTTTGCATCAATATTTTGAACAAATGTATCTATTGTACAACAAAACATTGTATCACCGCTATATGCAGTTTTAAGATTTAAAATTCCCAGTTTGGATTGTTTTAAATCTTTTACCATCTCCTTTGCTAAAATTTGTTCGGACTCTCTTTCAGATTTTGCATATTTGAATATTAAAGTTATACTTTGAGAAATTGTATTTTGAATAAAAGAAATTGCATTTTGTCTATTATCTGTATTCCAAATTGAACGAGATACAGCTGTGACAATCCCTTCAGTCTGTAACATAAGTTTATTTACATTTATCTTTTCTCCTTTGCTAATCTTGGACAAGAATTTTAATCTTGAAATTACTTCTTGACAATCTTCCATTTATGTCTTTTTAATTATGGTAAATTCTTTATTTTATATATATATATTATTTCAAATAATATATATATATCCATTTGAATATAAACTAATGATTAAATACTAAGAATTATTTGTTATTTTTAAATTTTAATTAAGGTGAAATACACTACAATTTTGAATATTAAGATTTAAAGACTGGAAAGTACAATTAAAAATGCCAAAGTCAAAGAGCCGAACCAAATCGTCAGATAAGAAGAAGAAATCTTCAAAGCCTAAACCGGAGGAAGAACCTATCGTTGATGTTGTTGAAACTGTTCAAACTCCTGTAGAAACCGAAGTAGAAAAGCCTAAAAAATCCAAACCCAAAGTTTCAAAAGAAACCAATGGGGATGAACCAGCTAATGCCGAACCAACCAAGAAGCTGGTCCGACGTGAGGTAACAAGAGAAACATTTTTTGAAAGTCTAGATGCTATGGTAGTCGAACTTGATAACGAGATTGCTTCGGCAAAGAGTGAGACTGATAAAAAGAAGAAAACCGTAAATGTCAAGCTTCTAAAAGCTCTTATCAAGAAGCTTCGTATTATGAAGAATGATGCAAACAAGGTAATGAAGAATAAGAAGCCAAGTAATCGTCCTAAGAATAGTAGTTCAGGATTTATGAAACCTGTTAAAATTAGCAGGGAAATGTCGGATTTTACTGGATGGGATCCAGAAGCTCCGGCTTCTCGTGTTGATGTAACAAAGTTTATTTGTAACTATATTCGTGAGAAGGATTTACAAAATCCTTCGGATCGTAGAAACATTCGCCCGAATGACGAACTGCGCGATCTTCTAAAACTCACGGATGATGAAAGTCAACCTCCTCTTACTTATTATTCGCTCCAAAAGCATATCCAGCATCACTTTCTACCCACGGCCAAATAAAATATAAAATATAAAATAAAAAAATATAAAATTATTTTTAGTATTAAAATGGAAAATACTAAAAATTTCAAACTAAAGAAGACTAAATTAGTTCCATGGTTGGTATTTATTCTTATTTTATTATGCTTATGTATTGCATTTATAACTTTGATTTTATTAGGAAAATCCAATTCAAATATCTGTCCCCCTCCTTGTCAACAATGCGGACCATGTGGAGAAAAATTTGATAATGTTCCGTTAGAAGACAAATTCGCAAAGGCAAGTTCATACGAACCTTTAATTTATGGAGGATTTGCCGACGTGTCCAACGTTTTTGGACTTCAAACACAAGCCGCTTTTGCGATAATTTTTGATAGCCCGCCAGTAAAAAAATGCACTGCTGAACTTGGAAATACTATTTATATTGGGGATGCAAAATTTTGTAATCTAGCAAATCCGTCATTGGGAGATCCAGAAACGTTCAAAGGATCATGCCAAATATTTTATACTCTTATTATTAGTAAAAATCCGAATAAGTATTTTGTTAATTTTTCATTTGTTTATGGGGAATGCTCACAAACGGTAACTCAAAAACTTGGAACAATAACAAATTTGGATTACAACCCAAATAATGATATATTTACTGTAAATATAACGACTAAGGAACAAACGGTTTTTGAGAAAACCGTTCCCTCGAAAAAAATTTCCATTCAGTTAACGGATCCACCTAAAACATCACAAAACTTGGATCCCCAAAACTGTGCGGCATGTACAACCTGTTGCTCAGATCCTTCCAAATGTAATGCACAAGACTGTTTCAGTTAAATTTTAAAAAATAAAAATTTTCAAACAACATAAAAGAATAATGGCAAACGAAATTTTAGGCTCGATTATCGGGATTTTATTATTTGCATTTGTTTTGATGCTTGTAATGAAAAAATTACCAATGTGGACTCTATATGTATTCTTAATCAATTTTACACTTTGTTTAATTACTTGGGAAATGTGGATGAGTTATGGACTTGTTAATGGACTGTCAACAGAAGAACGCGAAAAACATAATAATAATACTGTAAATATGATTTTAATGAGTCTTGGGGATGGTTTGATGGGAGTTCTTCAAATTTACACTGCGTTAAAGTTATGTGGACCGAAAGCATTCAAGAAATGGGATTGGAAAGCATTTGGAATTATTTTCAGTATTGGAATTATCCAAAATTTATTAGTAACTGGTATTGTTTATAAAAAAGTAAAAGGGAAAGAAATTTCATGGGCTCCATTGATGCCAATTCCTGCAAATGGAATCATTCAAATTCAAGAACCGTGGGTAATTCAACCGTTTATAATTTATGCAATTATACTCGGATTGAAAATTGTTAAATAAAAATTAAAATAAAAATAAAAATTATGTTATCATAATTAAAATGCCACATTCAAAAAAAAATAATACTTCCAGACACGCAGAATTAATGGCGCCATGTTATTCAGGATATAGACGGGTTCATGACCTTGATCAAGGTCTTTGTGCGGAATCCCAAATATACAAAATGGATCCTGAACTTGTTTTAGTTTCTCAGGACCTTGGGAATGAAAGCCTAACTCACGGAGGCGTTGTTAGTGGAAACGATCATTTTTCATATGATAAAGCTTATAATAAAAACTGTTCCGTTCAAAGTTATCGAAAATGTGACGGTGTTTTGGAAGCCAACCAAGGGCATCATGGCCCTCATGGTCCTCATGGCCCTCATGGTCCTCATGGTCCTGTAGTTGAAAATTATCCAGGACCTGTTAGTTCACATCCTGTAAATTATGGGAATAATGTTCCCATGCGTGTTCAGCCAATTGGAGGAGCGGGGGCTTATTTTCAAAACCCGGTTCCGCACCTGGCTTCTTTCACAAGTCCCGATAATTCCTATCCGGCAAATGGTCGATCAAGTAACGCAGTTGCCTGTGGTACACGAGTTACTAAACTTCCTGAAAACCGAAAACCTATTAAGGTTGATGGAAATCAGTTACACAAACTGGGTTTGTAATTAAATTTTTACTAAATTTAAAATTTAATTAAATTTTTTTCTTTGGAGTTTTTAGTAATTATTTTTTAAAAAGTTTGAATTAAATCCTTTAGTAGGTTTTCAACAAACTCTTTTGAGACCCGCGGTAAATCTTTGATAATTATATTCTTTTCCATTAAAAATTCAAGAACAATTCTGGCTCGGCCATAACTTGTCATGGGATTTCTAGCAAATAAAAGATTCACCAAATCATTTACATTTGTTACTAGCGGTTTATCCCCATGAAGCCATTCTTTAAGATTTCCAGAAAGTATTTTTGAAAGTTTCAAATCATCTTTTTTATATTTTTCCTGAATTACAAAAATATCATTTGGTAGCGCATCAACAATTTTCTGCATTTGAATCATCACCGCTCCAGTATCCAACTCATTATTTAACCATTTTTTGAAATTAATTAATATATTATTGGTATGAACCAAACGATTGTTTTCTGTTGCCTCCGATAAAAAATTCCAATTTACTCCGAATGGAGTTTGATCCTCCGCGCCAGCATATCCAGACGGAAAATCCGGAGGAAAAACTTTTATATTAATATCACCTGGAGCATTTATATAACCCAACACTTTACCATAAATAAAAGAAATTTTTGTGTAGAAATTTCGGTAAGATGCTTTAACAACTTTCGTTCCATCTGCTACCCTCGAACCTTTTTTCATATCCATCTTATTATTTGCACATAGTAACGAAAGGAATAAAATATTTTGTAATGGCCATAAACTTCCAACTAATCGCTGTAATCGGAATTGGGGTGGAGAACCCCCTTGACCACCACCACCACCTTGAGGATTTCTTCCAACTTTTTGTTGTTTTGGCGGTGAAATTACATCAATAATTTTTCTACACTGAGGGCATAAAATTTCACCCTTCGGATTGGGATTTTTAAGCATTTCTTTGTAACAATCTTTACACGCAATTGCATGTTCACATTTCCCAACCACAACATCAATATTATCTTCCATGCAAATAGGGCAATAACCTTTTTTTGTGTCTATTTTAACCAGTGAATTTCTTTTACTTCTTCGTGAATTTCTACGCTGACCCCTTTTCCGAGAAGTTCTTGAACTTCTCCGTATACTTCTCTTCGGATAACGTCGGGATCTTCTTTTTACACTGTTCCTCATATTTCTCCTGGGTTGACGTCTGGAATTTAAACATTCGTTTTCAAGTTTCTCTTTATTCCAAGAAGAGTAACCTTTTATTCCTTTTTGTTTACATAAAGCTTTTAAGTCTTTTACTGTTAAACTTTTTTTCACATGTCGACTTCTTGCCATTTTTATTTACGATATATTTTTATTTACGATATATTTTTATTTTTTGTAATTTGTTGTTTCATTGCTTTTATACTATATTTTACAAGTTCGGTTTTCTTATAATCTCGATTACTCACCCCGCCTAAATCAAATGTTTTTAATTCGAAATTTTTGGAATCATCTTGTAAAGGAAGACAAACTTCATTCCCTTTACTATCGATTATACATGTGTATTTTTTATATAAATTTTCTTCATCTTGCATCTGCTTTTGAATTCGTCCTACATTTAAATACATCGGTGCATTCTTAAGATTTTCAACTTCTTTCTCATCATCTTCAAATTCTGAAACATCGAAAATAATTCCTACTTCGTCAGGAACTATGCGATTAATACTCTTAGCGTAGACTTTATATTCTTCTTTAATCCCACTTAATATTAGTGGACTACTCTCGTATAAATCTGAGTAAGATTTTGTATAATAAGATATATAATCATCTGGATTTTCTTTTTTTGAATCATCCAAAGATAATTGGATTCTTGCGTTGTTAGCCAAAGAAGTATATTTACCAGAGGCTTCTCGATGACAATTACATTTTTCTTCGTAATTTCCAAACTTTATAATTGCAATTAAAGTGGATGATAAAAATGAAATTACTGTTATAATTATTGGAAATATAAAAGTACTTTCCATAAATGAATTTATACCAGTTAAAACTCCAGCAATTGGTCCAATTGCAATACTAATATACATAATGTTGTTATATGTGGAGTTATATTTTTGTGACGCCCGTGCGTGCATCCATTTATACCCAAGAGCCATTTCTCCCAAAGATTTTATTGTTTTTTTTGTTTTTAAATTCCATCGAATAATTTCTTTAGTTGACGAAATTTCTTCGTTCATTAATTAACTTTTTTAAGTTAATTAAATAATATAATTTTTTTTATTAAAAGATTGAATGAGTGAAAGAACAAGTATTTTAGTTAATTCAAATAGAACCCCATTATTTATAAATAATCCATATGTATTAATCGTAGGAGATGAAAGCGAAAATAATCTATATTTTATTCCTCCCGACTTGATTGCTAAAGCAGTTGAAATTGATAAAATGACTTGTTCAGTTCGGATAGTTTGCTTTTTCGATTGTGTAATTTCGTTCTATTATTTAATTTTTGGGTATATCTACGCGTTTATTTTTTTTGTCGTTTCCATTGGAGGGTATTTATCAACAGTAAATCATAGGAAATCTTTAATGTGTTGTTACGTCTTTTATCAATATTTTCAAGTACTTGGAAGATTTTTAATTTTTACTTATTGGCTTCAGGAAATTAATAAATTTAATTCCCAAGATTCAACACGTGGTAAAAATAATGAAACAGTTTCGATTGATGTAGTTATTTCGGGATTTTTATTTGTTTGTCAATTTTGCGTTGCATATTTTATCAACAAATATTATTGTTTACTACCGACAAACGAAGAAAAACTACGAATAAATTCTCTGAATATGTAATAATTTTATATTCCATAAATTTATTTTGTTTTAACTTTTTTATTTTATAATTAAAATGAATCTTGCAATTAAATATGTAATTTTTGGAGTTTCTGCATTAATTCTTGTTTTTATTGGATTAATGGTAAATTCTAAAATTAATAAAAAAAAGATTAAATATCCAGGTGGTGTAAATTCAGTTAAATTATTTACTAGTTTGGTGATAACCGGAATATTATTGGGAATTCTTGCCCTTTTATCTATGTCTTGTGGAAATTCATCCGAAAATTTTGCAAATGGAGTTCTATTTAATGTAAGTCCAGGTAAAAAAACATGTATGGAACTTGGCGTTGAAACTGGATTAACAATCGGTGAAAATGAAACTTTAAGATGTGCAGGCGGATGTTGCGGTAAAGGTTATACCGGCATTGGACCATATGGACAATTTCCAATGACAATAAATTCATACTCACGCGATTATATTCCTTGCTGTGGAAAGGATACTAATGATTATGTTTATTCGGATTCCGGTTTATGCACCCCTGAACAAAATAAAATGATGGGAGGTGACACAGTAATTGAAAATTACGATAATTTTGACAATTTTAATAAAGTGGATGTTAATAATTTGAAAATGCCAATCATAAATGTTGCAAATATTTCGAACTGTGACGACGATTCGAACAAACAACCAAGTAATTATTATAATTATGCTAATTATCTAACCCCTGGTGTTAAAGTTGAGCAGACTCTTGCAGCCACAGACGTTTTTGATCCAAGCGGGATGGGAAATTTATGCAAAACATGTCCTTTGAAAAATTTGAATGGGAATGGCGGAATTGGAATATAAAATTTTTTTCATAATTTTAAAATTGAAAATTATGAAACCAAATTAAAAACTTTACAATTTGATTAAAATGCTAAAAATATGTATTATTGGAGATCCTCATTTTAAAATTAGTAATATTCAAAATGTTGATCTTTTTACTCAAAAATTGCTTGAAAAACTTGAAAAAGATCCTCCAGATCTTATAATTTGCCTTGGTGACGTTTTAGATGAACACGAACGACTACATATCACGCCCTTGAATCGTGCAACTGAGTTTTTAAAAGCACTTTCAAGTATTTCTTTGACATATGTTCTAGTTGGAAATCACGATATGTTAAATAATAAACAATATTTAAATAGTAACCATTGGATGAATAGTTTAAAATCTTGGGAAAATTTGATTGTTATTGATAAACCAGATTTTTTGTTAATCGAAGGTTTCAGGTTTTGTTTTTGTCCGTATGTTCCCCCAGGCAAATTTGTAGATGCGTTAAATACAATTAAAGGGGAATGGGAAAAATCCGATATAATTTTTGCTCATCAGGAATTTAGAGGGTGTAAGATGGGTGCAATTATTTCTGAAGAAGGGGATCCGTGGAATGAAAATCTCCCATTTGTTATATCCGGACATATTCACAGTAATCAAAAGATAGGAGGAAATATTTATTATCCCGGAGCTTCAATGCAACATGCTTTTGGTGAAAGTAGTAAAAATATCATTGCTTTTTTAAACATTCCTGAGGAGGTTCCAACAAATTTTTTTGAATGTATATATGAAATTGATTTAGGATTACCCCGGAAGAAAATTGTTTATGACGAAGTTTTAAATTTTGATGAAATTAAAATGGAAAATTTAACAAAAGGAAAAGGAAATGAAAATGATGAAATAAAATTAACATTATCCGGAACCTATGAGGAATATAAAAATATTCAAAAAAGTTCAAAATTCAAAGAATTAACCGAGAATGGAATAAAGATTGTTTATAAACAAAAACGTGTTGAAAAAAAGGAGCATGCAAATTGTTTAAAAGGTCTAAGTGAAAAAAGTGATTTTATGGAAATTTTACAGGACCTTGTTGAAAAAACTAAGAACGGAAAAGCCAAAGTTTATTTAAATCATATTTTTTTTGATGGTGATAAAGATGAAGATTTAATATTAATTTAATAACTTTTTTTTTTTACATAAGTAAAATGAGTTATAAAACTTTTGAAGAATTAGAATTCATTCCACCAAATATTGAAAATTATGAAAGTGGGGGTATGTCCCAGATGAT